CTTTGGCAATGGCTTCTTTTTCTACCTGGCTGGTAATATCTTTCATGCGATCCAGGGCATTGATCAAGATTTCACGCTCGATCAGGTAGTCTTTCCAGCTAACTTCTTCGGAAAACCGTTCGGGTATATTCTTCCAGCCGCTGGCCACTTTCCGCGTTTGGGCCATAATCCAACGCTCGGCAAAAGGTGGAATAAATTCAATGGGAATAACCGCTTTGGCTATATCATAAGCCAGATTGGTCTTGGGGTAGTAAGGATCATAGAAGGTCTGCAGTACAGCCGACATCACCGGGGAGATATTGATGCCGAATATGGGCGCATCATCCAAGAAGAACTTGGCCACAGACTGCAATGGACTTAGCTCTGGATCTTCTTCTGGTATGTTATCCACGCGCGGGAAAGCATAACGGAACAACAGCGGCGCCAGTGGGTTGAACCACAGACCCGGCAGAATGGGTACGTAACCTTTCAGTGACGGCAGAACTTCACCTCGGCTGGTCGTGGCATGAGCCTGCAGTGCTGAAGTTTTTGACCAGCGTTGGTATTTGTAATAGAACGCCACAATCTCTGGATGCTGAACAAGCGTCTTTATCCAAAATGGCACTGACTTGGCCGGGTACATCCAGAACGGGATCAGGTCTTTCATAAATTGATCCAGCACGGTGAAATCAGTGTAGTCGATCATGTTGAAGTTGGTCTTGGTAACGGCGCCGTTGGCCGGTGAAATATAATGCCCGGCCATGCGACCACCATAATTGGCCACATCATTCATCTGTGATTTGAGCAGTGCGCCTTCTTTGGCAACATCGTTCAATACCTTGCTCGCCTCTGGATTGATGTCCAACTTGGCCAGCGGAGAGTCATCAATCTTACGCCCGAACTCATCCTTCCACATGCGCAGGGTGCGCTTGCCTGCTGCTATTTGAGATCCCACGCCATAAAGATTGGAGATCCACTGTCGTATCTGTGGGTTGGTGCGCCACAAAGCCAGTGGTGGCGGAACCAAAGAGTCCAGTTTGATGACGCTTCCCTCTACATATTTGGAGAAATCCTTGGCCAACCCGGAAAGCAGCCGCATGACTTCTGCTTGCTCAGTCAAACCCGACATTTGGAAGTCATCTGCCAGCTTGATGGCAATATTGGCGAAGCCATCTGATCCAGCTTCCAGCAATTTACGCTCATTCCCAAATAATACTCCCCACAAATCTGCCAGGCTGACTTGCTGGCTGCCGTGTGTGAAGATGGGTGACTGAGCAAATGCCCGCCATGCCTCATCTATTTCTGGTTGGATGTCGGGCTGTTTTGCTTTAGCAACCAGATCCTCGGCATCGGTTTTCTGGAATAAAGATTGATCGCCACTCATGGCTGATCGTCTCATCTCAGGTGTAACCTTGTTGACTTCGATCTGATTCTCACGAAGGAAATCCAACACCTCTTGTTTGGTTACGTTTTTATTTTCAGACAGGAAATCATCCAATCCAGACCATTTCATCTCATCAGCACTGACGAACTTTGGCAATACACTGCGTAGCCTGGCAGTCGAAGTACTCTTGAAATCCATTTTCTCAATTTCACGCTCGGCCTTGTGGTAGTACCACTGCCGGTACGGCACTTCCTGGAAAATCGGATCGGCAGGACGAATGTACTTGTGAGTGGCAATCTCGGCGCCATTCAAATCCGCATCATCCAATGCTTCCCATTCGTTGCGGAATTCGGTACGCTCTTCACCACTGTGCCGTAGCCAATCTACATAGGAATCAGATCGCAACTTCTCAGATGCTTCCTGTGCCAATTGGAATTGTTCAGGAATATCATTCTTTGATCCCACCCCAGAATGGCTAATATCCAAATCTATGTCCCACAGTTCACCGACATCATCATACACACGCACGGTGGGAGCATTGGCTACTGCTTCCAGCACATCATCCAGCTTGCGGGCATCGTCCATTTGAATGACAAACCTGGCATCTCCCATGTGGAAGATGTCTGCCTCATCCAATCCCGCCCCGCGAAGAGCAGATGCCAAGTTACGCAGGTAATGATCCGCCGCGTCATCTCCCATTTCTCGGACAATATAATCAAATCCGTTGCCAATCAAGTAGGCAGTATTGGGTTTGCTGAGCGCATCGGGATAAGAAACCAGCACGTTGGCATTCATAAATCCAGTGCGGGCATCAAGGAACAAACTATCTACATTATCCAACATCCCTGACACTGATTTTGTCCAGGTTTTCAATGCCCGTTGACTGTTCTCAACATGCTCGGCAGAGTCATCAATCAGGTCGCTCAACATCTGGAACCTTACGTGATCTACCTTTGGATTGTAAGTTCCAACATTGTCTACCCGCTTGATCTGATTTTTATAGAAGGCCATGTAGGATGTGGAACCGCGATTTTCAAAGGCATTGACATATTCGATGCCGTCAATGGCATAAGATTTCTTCATCCCCGCCACCACCCGAGAAGATCCTACACGGCGGTGGATATTTAGCGGGCTGTAAACTGTCTTTGAATTGGCATATAACCCGGCATTCAAGTTCCAACTGACCATCAGATCTTTGGCATCGAAGTTGCCATAGTCTTTCAGAATTGGCATGGAGGTATACAACTCATTCATCAATTTGTCGGCCTGCACCATGGTAATTGGAGTAGTCTCATCCAAGGTTTGGATAAGCCCTTCCATAATATTATCGGCCATAGCTGCTTCATTCTTCAAAGCCAGTGCTTCAGTAGCGGAAATCAAATCAATTTCTGCCAACTGATTGGCCACACCCAGGTAGCCCCAGCCGCCATTATCGGTGAGCTTGATTGGATTTTCGATGTTCAGCCAGTAGGCGTGCAACTGCCAACTAGGTTGCCAATGCGCTCTATCCAAAGCAGCATAGACTGTACCAAAATGGTGGCCCATATCGTTGGCAGCATTGAACTCAACAAAGTTGAAGCGTGAAGCATGGTAAACCGGAAGTGGTCGGCCATCCGGGGTTTTGACCTTGGAACGCGCGGCAAAGTCCATAAAGGATGAGCGATCAGGTACAGGTATGGGTGTCAGCTTGCGCCCGGAAATCAAAGCATTGTGTATGTAATCCGATGATATGTTACCAGCTAAAACTACCGGGTCGAACCCGCGCTGCTCCAAAATAGACAACACATCCTCGCTGATGCGCTGGACTTTAGGCAATTCTCCTTTACTGATTGGCTCCCAAACTGCATTGGCTACCCGGTCGAAGAAGGTAGCAAAGTCGTTGACATATATAATATCATCAATGTCAATGTTGCCGACCACCCCAAAGCTGATGTAGTTTCCGTTGGCATCCAAAACCTGCTGAGCGAAACGTTGCACTGGTTTTTGCGGGTATGTGCTAGCAATAGAAGGTGGTAAGAAGTTGTTGGCCAGGAAGGATAATGCCTCCCTCTCGGCTGGTGTGAGATCCTTGGCCAACATGGTGTAATTACTGGCAATTAGCTTGTCTTCAATCTTGGTGACAATGGGCTCAAATTGACTAACCAACCGGGCCACATCATCCTGAGTATAAATATCCAACAGTTCGCGCATGGCTGTCTTTAGTTCATTCTCCGGGCCGTTCATCAATTCCAGAATAGATTGGTGTGCGTGGATCTCCTGCATCAACGGCTCTGCTCCCTTGGGTGCTTTTGCTGAGTATTCAATTAGAGCGTGGCCGTTTCCATCCACAGCCAATACCCGGAAGTATGGATACTGTGTAGATGTCAGGTTCTTCAGGGCCGGATCGCTGAATTTGTAATGCTTGACTGCCACACCCTCATCAAATGCCACCCAGATTGTGTGTTGTGCGCTGACAGAGGACATATCTATGTCGGGGTTAATCTTCAAATCGCCACGAAGTTCTTTGATCTCGTGATCAATTACATCCTGGGCGGTGTAGCCTTTCAGGAATCTCCGCTTGCGCGGTACAGGATAGAACGTACCCTTTTGCAGCCACCTTCCCTGCGCCCGGTCAATATCATCCACTGCCACCAGATCCGCCACCTTGGTTGCCGGATCCTTCTTCTTGATAACCGGCTTGGAAGTAACCGTTTCTTTGGCTTTCCGCGCAGCCTTGAGTGCGTCCTCAGATGTAATTGGCTTTGCCGGTACTTTGGGTTTGGGGCCGGGAGAACGCGGCTTTGGTAATTTGTCAGCCTGAGCCTGCTTCCAGCCGTCTCCCACCATCTGATCGAATACCTTGCGCACTTCGGGCGTCAGATATACCCCGCCAAAATAATCACCCATGCTGCGATAGAAATTCACCAAGTAATTCTTGATAGCCTTGAAGATGTGCCCCACCTCGCTGTTCGGCGCCATCTCAGTGATTACATATTTTTCCCATGCTCGGGCTGTAATCTCACTGCGGGCGACTGCCGGATCCAAGTCTTTGTACAACTTGTAGGCTGGATCATTGCTTACCTGCATCCGCAGTAAGGTCTCGGAAGCGTAATCGTCCAATACCTTTTTCGCTGCGTCCGGCAAATAATCTTCCACAGCGTGAAACATCTCATGTAGAGATGTGGTTGGATTGGACCCGGCAAAAGCTTTGATGATCGCTGAATGTCGATCCAGTTCGTTCTTTACAAAATCGGTGCTGCCCAGGAAAGAAAAATCTGATCTGCGAGTAGCTTTTAGAGAGGGCGGAACCTTGCGCAAATCATGTACAACCCCATCCGGCATGACCAGGTGGGTGGCCTCTTCATCTCTTGCCCAACGCTGCAGCCGCTGTAATGAATACTCATCTACATCCCCCTCTACCTTTGTCAGGTTGAAGCGAAACAAATTTGTGTCTGGATCCAGTGACAACGCTCCGGTCGCCTGGACTAATTGGTTTCCTTTTCCATCTTTTAGCGTGACACTCCACACACCACCCGCCTGAGTTTGAGCTTCAAGATAGCGTTCGCGCTCAAATACCAACTTCTTCAGACTGCTTTGGGTGATGGCTTCGTCTTTGTTTTTGACCAGCCATTGGTACATTCCATTCCATTTCAGTTCACCCTCAGAAAATCCCAGGGATTTCATGCGTTCCAGGATCTCTGCACCGGTCATATTGTTGGTCATGCTGCGCTCGATGAAATCATTTAGATTAGATTGGAATACTTGACGACCATCCAACCCGCGCATGGCCTTACCATCTACAGTCGGATCAATTTTGTAGAAGCCGAAGTACACATGTGCCCAGGTTTCATCCTTGGTTATGGGCCGCCCAAGTGTATCCGACAACAATCGGGATACATTCTCCATAACCCTATCCCACAGCTTGAAGTAGTCCCGTGCACCAGCTTCAGTCCAGCTATATTGCTTTTGGAACACAACCGTCAGATCATCCTGCAAACCTTTTACCATCTTGCCTAACTGATAGCCGTGATGAGTTTGTGCCCAGTCATCCAATACTTTGTGGGTAATATCAGGCGGTACATCCTGCAGCGTCTTCCACTGTTTCTTAGAATCTCCGCCGATTTCTTTCCAGATGCGGTTCAATAACATACTGTCGGCTGGAACAAGCTGTCCAGCCTTTTCATAGAACATGTGATAACGGAATTCACCAGCCAAAATTCGATTGGCATCTGCCAAGCGTCCTTCTTTGATTGCCAAAGCCAGACGCGGAGTACTGTTCACCATTTCATCATAAGATGGAAACGGTGTTGGCAAAATTTTGGCCTCGATAGTAAAGGCTTTCTTGCTGTCTGGTATTACACCCTTGCCAAGTTCCTGAATGCTGCCGGTGTATATCCGCTGGTTTTCTACGCCTGTGATCTTCTTGAATTGGGAAACCGCTACCACAGAGTCGGTAGTCTTCCACTCGTTGGTTACAGGATTGTGCATCCTGATCCTGACCACTCTGCCTTTGGCGTCGAACATCGGTTGGATGCCTGCCTTGTCCAACATATCTTTTACTGAGTAGGATGACAGCAGGGTGAAATTTCCACGCCTGACATCGTCCAACAACTCCTCATACATGAATACCTGGCTGTTCCACTGCCGCGCTATTAGGTTGAAAGCCTGTTCCCATGATTTACTGGTACGCGCCGTGAAAATAATGTTTCCGGCTGCATCCAATTGTCGCGGCCCCGGCCAAACCTCAATCCAAAATGAGTTTATGGATGATGCCACATGACGTATGGCATCATCCAAGTTTCTACCATGAGCCGCAATCAGATCACGGTCTGGGCGTTCCAACCGGCTGTATACCCGGCTTTGTGTGAATTCCGGCTGGCCAAACACATCCCCAAAGTTCTTTGCGGCAATTGCCCGGCGCTTTCCTGCTTCCAGATAAATGCCGCGCGGTATATTCTTTTGAATGACGCGGTCTAACACTTCCATTTCAAAGGCATTGGTCGGTACATCTGCCGGTAATATATCCTTTAGATCATTCTCTACTGCTCGGATTTGTTCATCCGTAAGTGGTTGCGGTTTAGTTCCAATCGCATCAGACCGATCCCGAATGGTATTTACAGCTTTGACCAGATTCTCATCTGCATCGTTGGGTATGACAACCCGGTTCTCTTTTACAGCTTTCTTGGCCAAACGCCGCTGAGTGTTGGTTAGTTTGGTAGCATCCCTTGGAATGGCCTTGACCGCATCATTTCCAGAATCAGTCACCAGCGGAAAGTCCTTACTCTTGGTGGTGGCTTCCGGGTAATATGGAGTACCCTTCAATTCCTGGCGCCCTGAATCTATGTCGAAGTTGCGCAAAATCTGGGCCTGTTGGTTCCAAATGGTGCTCAGCTTGGCATTGGATTCTGCATCGAACATGGCAATAACCCGGTCGAAGAACTGATCCACTTGCACCTTCGTGAGCTTGGTCAGCCCGGCATCTGCCTGGGTGGTAACGAATTTCTGCAGTTCATCCAACACTGCAGTAATCAGTGGGCGTTGTAGCGTTTCATCAAACCAGGCTGCTTTGGTAATAATCTCCGGCAGGAATAACCGTTCGTTGAGATACTCACCCGGTGTAGCTAGCAATTGGAGCGACCGCTCGAAGCGTTGAGAGTTAGAACCAGAGGTCAGCCACATGTCTTTTACATGCTGTACCCACTTGTTGGCATCCAGTTCACTCATGCCGGTGGCAAGTAACCGTTCCTTCAAACCCAGGACGCGTGGACTTTCACCAATCGCCTCTGCTCCATCTAACAAATTGGTCAGAATAGTCTTGTTGAGCACGTTGACATTATTGGTATAGAGCTTGTACCACATGCGAATGCGCGTGCCATACTCTATAGCATTAGCTAAACTCTTCACCGACACCGGGAATGCGCTGAAAACCGTGTATGCTTTGGTCAGTGCATTCTTCCCATCTGTCATGGCCAAATAATTCACCCGATAGTGCTGTAAAAATCCCAGCGGATTGTCCCGTAAATTGAGAATGCTGGGCAGATATTTCTTCTGCGAAATGCCTTCTCCCAGTGGCTCGACTACATACCTGAAGGTAAGTGCACTCAGATCGGAAGCAACATGCGCCGGGATTTTGACATTGCTGGCAATCTTCTGTCCTACTCCGGTCTGCATCAGGAAAAAGATGTCCCGTATATCTCCAGCTCCGCCTACAAAAAACCGGAAAGTATTATCAATGAAATTGTACAACATCCAGGCCGGACGCCGCGCCAGTGTAGCCCACACCCATGCGTTCATAAAGGTTTGATTGAGCTTGTAAACTCCCTCTAATATCTGGCGCCATTTGTAAATTCCCGCCGTGGATTCCTTGCCAGTAAACCCCAGCTTAGCCCACCAGGTGTCACTGAAAATCACTGAATTAGTCCAAGCGCGGTTGGCATCACTGAATGTCTTACGGAACTGTGATCCAAGTTCAGTTGCCATTCGGCTCTGACCGGCCCAACTAAAGAAATTCTGGGTGGCTTTGGCTGTGATATTATTGGTTCTGAGCGTCTGCAAGCTGGCATCACTCGGGTCTAGTTTCCACACTTTGTTGTAATCGTGTGCGGCCCGCTCGATCATGTGACTCCAGTTTTCATCCCATACTTCACCAGCTATTGTGGGCCACCTCTTTGGATCAATTGTCTCCGTCAGCAAATCTGCCGCTTCTTGTAAGGTGTGCGCCGACAAAATGGTTGGTCGATTTGGCATGATGGAAGCAATGATTTCCGCTGCCTCTGTTTTGGTACCGGCGCTCTTGATCCTCACAATATCATTGGCAACCCGCTCAAACAAGGCCACAAATTCTTCCTTAGTCTGTGGGTTGGAGCGTAATATGTCCGATGTAAGTTCGGCCATGACTTCACTCTGCTTGAATGCCTGAGAAGCCAAAGCTCTGCCTTTCATGTGGCGTATCAAAGCCATGTTGGAGATTTCATCTTGGACTGCCGCAAGCGCATTGAGAACAGATATACCCTTGGCAGATTTCACCAGCGTCTTGGTAATTCCCTTTTGTGCGGCGTTTATAGCAATCTTCCCCACCTTGAATACGCCCAATAACTCCATAGCATCGAAGACCATCTCGCCGCCCATCTCGATAACAATATCCACCGACATGGAAGCTATGTCTGTTATCTCTTGGCGTGTCGGCGGGCGGCCAAGCTGTAATTCGGCCAAAGCCACATTCTGATAAACTTGCTGCAATCTTTCCGGTTTTGCATCCCAGGTGTAGGCCGAAAATGGATCTATGTTCCCGGCCTTGCGATCCATTGGATAAGTGGCCACTAATAGATCCTGGGCAGCCTTTATCATTTCATCAGCTAACCCAAAATAATACTGCTGGGTAGCTTCATCAGGTGCTCCTTCACCCAATACCCTGTAGCTCTTGGCAGTGCGATTGAGCGTCAGCGCCCGATCATGTCTGGCCTGTGACCGCTGCAGCATGAGTTCCCGGAACTCTTTCGTAGAAATGGGATTTTGATAATAACCAGCCAACCAAGTTATGGATTCTTCGTATAGTTCATCCAGTGTAAGTGGACGACCTTTGGCCAAGCTAACATCAGCCGCGTGCCGGAAGAATAAATAATTTGCTCCAGTGTCCGGTTGAATATTGAACTTGGGCATAAAGCTGCGCACGTCTGCCGTGGGAGTAACCGTGTTATAGGCCATGAACTGCCACAGAAAGTGAAACTCATCTGAAGTAACAGGTACATCTCCAGCCAAAATCTTGTCAACCCCGGCCTGGATGGGTTTTTGTTCGTATCTGCCATCTATCCAATTGTTGATCGCCGCCCAATCCAGACCCCACACGTAGTACCGGTACATGCCCTCGGCAAATTCATCAACAGCTTCTCCTGTCAATCCCGAGTATTGTTTGCGGATTGCGCCATCCATCAAGGACTGCCCGGCAGCAACATTAGAATTCATGCGGTTCACGTATGTGACCAGTGCATCGTTAGAACCCAGACCCGCCATTTCCAGTTGGGTACTTACACCTCGATCTCCAACATCAAACTTCTCAGTGTATTCATAAGTGTCCTGCAGCAATTGGGTTGGAGATAATGAGATGCCCGGACGCTCCAATTCCAGATACATAGCCCTCTGTAATTGGTCATCGACAACGGCACGTTTGTCCTTTACCGCCATCTCTAGTTGATCTTGTATGGACTGGGCGAATTTCCACATTCCGGATGCTGTGGCTTTTTCAAATAGAGAGATGGGAAATGCAAGGAAACGGGTTGCCGATACTAGTGGCCGACCAAGAAATTGCGTAAGCAAATTGGATAAGAATGCTGGAACGGTATTGCCCAAACCACTGCGCCGTACCGTTTGAGACTCGGACGAAAACAATGTAGATTGTTTCGGCACTATGGATGTCTGATCAAACAAAGCATAAAAACCAGAAATTGCGGCAATGGCACCATCAACATAGGGCGCGGCCTTGACTGGATCAAATTTGGCCCAGACGGGTACAACCAGGGTTTGGAATAATTTTGAATTCCGCAGAGCGGTTTCAAAGTTCTTCATCTGAATGGGAAAATTAGCAATCGGGGTTTCCGGCGTCAGGTAGAATGGATATACATTTCCCTGTTCATCCAGCAAATTCACAGTTTCGCCTGTCTGTTTATTCAGGGTGTAATCCAGCCCGTGCATAGCTTGTAAATCTTCGGTTCTGACTGTGCCCAGCCCAAATCGAATATCTGAAGCGCGGGTTGGATTGCCTGCTACATCCAGATTAGTAAACGCATCGAACTCAACATGCTCCTTGGTAAGTGTTTCCTGTAAGAATTTACTAGACTGTACATCAAATTCAACCGGATCATTAGTTACCACCATTCCTTTATCATCGGTGGCGGTACGCTCATACGTCAATTCCTTGTGATCTGGAGTCCAGAATATCTGTGTCTGGGTAGGCCGAGCTGTTATTTGGTTAACAATCGGATCATAATACAACGCCTCGCCCAGCTTGATCATGCCATCCAACGTCAACGGCTTCAATAAATCCGCCGCAGTCTTGGTAGAATTCAGGGTTTCCAACAGATCCGGCGTGTACACCATGGGGATCATGTTGTCGAGCGTGACACCCAGTTGGGTTATTTCCTTATCTAATGCCCATTTCCCGCTGTCATTTTTGGAAACTGGAACCATTGTTCCATTGTAATTGAATAGCTTTATGTCAGTCGGACGCGCAGTAATGAACGTCAGCCTGGCATTCTTATCATAAGATAAATAGACTTCTTGCCCGACTTTTGTGTCGGGCGTTGCTTTGAATGTCTGTTTTGGTTTGGGCGGCGGGGCGGGCTTCACTCGCCTGGCGCCCGCTGGTTGTACTGTTTCAAGATCAGGTCGGTTGGGTGGTGGCGCCGCCTGTGGTAAATAAGTGTAAGGTGAAACAGGTGGCAGCTTTTCTACCACCCGATCCGGCATGGCTGTCACTGAAGATGGGCGTGGTAGCACCTTGGTTGGCCCAACCATCCGCTCAATCTCGGCTTGTTTAGCCTGTATGTAAGTCCGCGCTGGTGAGATGTTGGCAACGCGCCTGGGAACCATCTGAACATTGGGATTTTTGACAGTGGAATTGATCGTGGTTTTCAGCAGCTCATTGGTATCTTTTTTGTTGGTTTGTTTGCGCTTGAGATCTTCGAGATACTCAAGATACCAGGGCTGTTCCCAGAATTTTTTGGCCATGAATTACCTCTTAGTACCAGTTTTTATTGGGGTCGCCGAATATCCAGTTACCACTTGCATCCTTTTTGACGCCCATAAATCCGGCAGCAGTGAAAAACGGTTGAGCTAAGCCGCGTGCAATTTCTCCGTAAGCTCCCAATTTTTCGCCCTTGGCCTCGGACAAAAGAGGATCGAGCGCACCATACAAACCTTTGATCTGGCGGCGGCTCATGCGGTAATCATCTTCGTCCGCCCCAAAGTCCTGCATAGTCTTGGCTAACTGCCGCAAGTATTGATACCCTGGCCCCATCTTTGATTCATCCTGACCGGACGCTTCCTTGATTTTATCCAATGCAGATAAAACATCCCCAGCCCGTTTCTTGGATTGGAAATAATGACTGACCTCTGTGGTGAGATCAGGTGTAGTGCCATACTTGGTCTGCTCGGGAGAATAAGATCCAAAAGCATCCGGGTATAAACGAGATAATGTGCTGCCCATTTGCCGTTGATCTTCAGCAGATAGATAGGGAATCAGCGCATTGGCCATGGCCGCCACTTCTGTCTCAGGTGTCCACTGGCTTGGCATCATGCCTTTCCACCACTCAGGCGCACCAGGTAATCCATACTTGTTGCTCCAGGTCAATGGATTGGTGGCGGGTGCCGTAGGAGGAGAGACCGGCATCCCACCACCAGAGGTTGGCGGAGTAGAAGTTGGAGGAACATAAGGATTTGCCGGAGCATAAGCCGGAAGATCTTTAGGTGTTACATTCGGCTGTCCTCTATAAACAGGATAAATGGGTACAGCCTTAGGTGGAGGAGGCGGCTGTAAGACTGGACGATAAAGATCTTCATTTTCTTTTGGTTGTGGCATGTCTTTACTCCTCTAACAAACGCTTGCGTTCCATTTCTTGGATGTATTGTAGCACATCTGTTTCACCAAAATCCTGGGCCAACGCCTGGAAATCATCAGAATTCAGCATGGAATAGATGCCCAGGTCTTTGTCTCGTGTCAATCCCATGCGCTTGGCAGACTGGCTAAATGCAATATCAACAGCCTTGCGCGACCGCTGTAAAGCTTTGTCGAACCTAGAATTCTGAGCCATAAATACCTCCGGCTAAATTGGGTGCAGCATTGGCTAATTGTTCACCTTCATTTGTAGGTTCGCCGCCCATTGGCTCGGCCCGGTTAGGCATACCCAAACTTTGCTCAGGATTGTTAGGTTCTTTCGGACGACCGGAAATACCCGGCACGCCATTCTGCAGCATGGACTCTAAAGCTAACTTCGCCATCTCATCCCCGGCATCTGCCATTTCTTTGAATTTGCGCAGGATGTTGTAGTTCATAATGATTGGGCTGTTTTGCGCCTGTTCGATCATGCGAACATCAAATTCCTCATCTGGCTGCTGTACACGCAGGTAATCTTCCATGATGCGATGGTCAGAAATAATGCCACGTACTTGAGTGGCCATTGCATGGTTCCGCACCCGCTCATTCGGGAACTCAGGGACGATCTCACAAGTGATATGTTGGCCAGATAGATCACTGACACACACCGCCCCGGCAAATGGTTCACCTTTGACCTTGCCGTACATTCGTATATATGAGCCTGGTTCAGCGTTGTCCAGAGTGATCTCTACAATTTTTTGTGCCGCCCACATGTAAAACCGCTCCAGGTGTGTAACCGGCTGCTCTAATCGGATACGATTTTGATCTCCAAGTTGGGACAGTGCGTAACCAGACACGGCACTGGCGCCAGAACCATAGAATACGTCCGAGAAACCAGACTGCTGCACCCTGGAACGGAAGAAATCAATCTGTCTTTCCACGTCTGGCGGATTGCCCTGCCACACCGGGAAGCCAAAATCTTCCTCAGTGGATAAATTTACCACTTTGCCCATGCCGGGATCCACATTCACTGCCCGGCCTTTCAAAGTCTTGGAGACAAACGGCATACTGGAGAACATGTCGATCTGGCGTTGACGGCGGTTGATGCTGGTCTCCAGATGCCGCACCGATCCTATCAAAGGAGAAATAATACCAGCCCATTTCGTTGAATCCAACCGATCGGTTGGCTTATAAAAGCCAATGGTGTATGGCAATGACCGGTACTTTTTCATTGTCTTGAGTTCATAACCCGGTATAAATTCGTTGCCAAACAACACACCATTGCGGACAACCTGCTTCTTTACATCCCCATCCGATATCGTTGCCACATCCCAATAATCAACCAAAATATCTTCGGTAGTTAGCTGGGCCGTAATATCGCCAGTCAAATGGGAATAACGCTGCGGCAAAACTCCAAAGCGGCTGTAAATATCGTAAAGCGTTTGCTTTTCCTCACGCGCCACCATCATCCAGCGTTCTTTTCCCCCGGCCAAAATTTTTATGGACATTGGGTCGATCACCTGGATCCGCAGCGGACATTCTTCATAGACGGTGGCAGCTACCACATTCCCATTGGTGTCAATGAATTCACCGGTTGACTTCGAGGATGCGGCAATATTGTCATCCCAATAGGTGTACAACACCGCCCCGGCATCCCGCACGAAATGTAAGATGATCTCATACGCCTGGTCATAACCGTTTCGGTCGGTGTTAGCTTCCTCAGTCCCTATCAGAAACTTTTCAACCTGGCTGGCCTGCTTCTGGGCGTTGGCAGTTGGTCGCCACGGTGCAGCCCGCCAAGTTATTGGATTGGCCAGGATGATTGCCACCGCCAAATCCACTGTGTTGGTGTAAGTTGGATCAGCGAATTGGCTTTCACCCGGTAATGGTTGTAATTCATAATGTTTGAAGTCATACAACCGGCGCCACTGTTCGATATTGTCTCGCCAGCCTTTGGTGAATGTGCTTGCCCGTCCTAAATTGAATAGAACATCCTGCAAATCTTTGTTTGTAATCATGTCTACCATGTCAGCTCCTAAGTTTTGAACTGCCATGGCAGCTCAAGCATATCGCCGGGTTTGTTCCAGGCGGTAATATCCGAGAATGGAGATACCACAGTCAGCGGCTCTGTGATGTCGATGCCCCCACCTTTGACTGCCAGATATGCAGCTATAGCCAACGAAATGGCATAATCCACCGGTTTCTTACGGAATGATCCTGGATGCTTTACGATACGAATGCCACTGGATTCGGCCTGCGCAACTGTGTTCTGTATGTGTGCTCTGGCCTCTTCATCCTTATAGGTGTAGAAGCGCCTGAACTTCAACAAGTCGTACAAGTTCTGGCTGGCCCTGGTCATGTTGCCAATCGACTGGATAAACTCAGCTACCGGATAACCAGCCTTTTGTAAATTCAACATCGATTGGTAAAGGTGTGCTGGATCGTAACCAATTACTGCCACATGAAATATTTTGCACATCTCCTGCAAAAAGGAACTGACCGTTTCATCTAAATCCAGTTGCACTCCCTCTACCGGCGTCCATATCTTATGGAATAACTCAATAACCACACCTTTGGCTTCATCATAAGTTACGCCCGTCACTGCTGTGGAATCTCGTTTAGACGCGGCGTCCACTCCAATATACACCGGGAAGCCAAAGTAAGGATGATCTTTCCACAATTCCGCCGATCCTTGCATCTGACTTTCTGCATACGTCCACCACTCGGCAGGCACAAACTCCTCGTGGGTTGTCACCCAGCGGTTTTCATGCAGGCGCAAATAAGCCGCAGGACGGAGAGCTTCGCGCTGCTCATCGTAATAAGTAGGCACCTGCCAAGGCAAAAGCGGCTCATGGTTCCAGTAAGTAAGCTGCCGCCCATTCTCCCATACTGGCACGTCCAGCATGTCGTAAATTAGTTTGCCACGCCCATCTTCATGCTCATCTCTACCAACACCATTCAAATACAAATCCCACAGCAAATCAGATTCATTGATGAATCCAGCATACGTGGCAATAAACCTGAGAGACCATGGAATAGTAGCAATTGGCGTCATCTCTTCATAAGTACGCCGGGTAATTTCACTGGTAATACCCCATAGTTCATCGAAGAGCACCAAGGCATGACGCGAACCCGCAACAGCTTTGTAACTTTGAGCTAAGGCTTTCACAAATGTTCCATTAGGCAGCACGATCTCATACTGCTTTACATTGTAACCGCGTATGTTGGCATGGTATTTCATGTCGCGCATGACCCGGCCCTCTGAACTTTCGAGATCATTGGCAATAACGTAAATTTCAGTGCCGGGTGGAGCCACTTCAGCAAACCAACAACCTATGGCTGCCGCTGAAATAGTTTTCCCACTCTTCTTAATTGTGGAATACAGCACAGTGCTATACTTGAATTGCTTTTCCTTATTCATCTGGAGCGCAAATTCAAAAAAGCGGTGCTGCTCTGGGAATAACTGCAGCCAACCTGTACCCGACCACTCCCCCTTTTCTATGTCCCATACATCCCTGACCAGAAAGCCGAAACGATCCAGCCATTCCGTAAATTTGTAACGGAATGGCTTTATTGTGCCTTGAATATCTGGTAATGTGATCGTCTCGCGCTTGGGAATTTTGCTCATGCTTCCTTATCGAGTTGCTTCTTGATGTAATTGGCAATCGCCCGTGCCTTGGCCTTGGTCGCTGGATCTCCGCTGGCATTTGCCAGGAAATTCAGTTTGCCCATTACTTCTTTACGGTTTCTCCTGGCAGCATTCAACAATTTGGCCCTGTCCGGCCAGCCTAATTTACTCAGGCTTCCTTCTTTGACTTTGCTCCAGGCTTCTGATGCCCAACGTTGTCTTTCGGCCATTGCAACCTACCTTTCAGCAAATACAATGAAGTACGGCTCAAAGATATGGCCACCTGAAGTGAATTTTACTTCAACGCGATAAGCATGATTTTCAGTCAGGCCAGCCATAACTGGCAAAGTAATCACGTCCCCCACTGCAGCAGGCGTGCCAGTCAAGACCGTGGATGATACGTTGGTCATCTCACCATAAGTGATATCCCACGCGGTCACTGCAATAGAAGTCGGGCTTGATCCCCATGGCGTAGTGGTTAGAGTGTATGAAATACTCTCATCCAATCCCTGGCGAATATCTGTTTCCAATACCTGGCGGCTCGTCATATATCCTCCATCTTCCAAAGTCAGACTTACTGTGCGCGGAGCCAGGGTCAGCGCAGTCGCTCGATCCCACAATGTAAGACTTGTAGATCTAGGCGCCAGGCTCAGCATTGATTACCTGCAAAGGATTTTCCAATTCAAACTGCGGTTCTTCCAGATCTATCTCCCGGATGAGATAAATCAGGGTTTGCTCAGCCGAGGACATCATCAATACCTCGTCCCGGACAGCCTGCAACCTGATATCTATGTCGGCATCTGCATTGCCAACCTTCAGCATTTGTAGTTTTTGACCTTCCAAGTGCTGTAATCTGGCCGCAGCATCACGCTTATTACCGGCAGCTTCGGCCAAAATGTGTTCTAAATCCTGACGGAATATCATTTGTCCTCCCTCGTAGCCATATTTTCTCCCCCTCAACAAGGCTGAGTTGGATTGTAATTTGACCTGAATGCCTCGTCCCATGGCCAAACCAACAAATAAGTTTGCCCCCTCACGCTGGTAACGGTATTCAGTGTTCGTCCCCATTTCAAATCCGTAGATTTCGATGCACTCAAACCCCTCATAAATGGCCAATGCCATCATGTAATCGAAAGAGTCTGAGTAGAAAGAGGTTGGATCACCCCCCTTCGTTAGTTTGTTGCCAAATAGGAAGTCGGTAACTTCCTGAATGGGATAAGAAATGCTGTTCGGCACTTCCGGCAATTCGCGCAGCAGATAAACCGGGTAATCTCGGGGTTGATGCAGCCACATCCAGTGCTGGCGGGGCACATGGTAAGCTGGTTTGATTGTCATCTGATACAACCAAATGGGGTGCATCTCGAACAAACGGTCTATGCGCGGAATAAAATCGTAAGCATAGCCCCAGCCAACTGTCCAGATCTCGTCTGCCTTGGATTTAGCAACCGCATCCCTGGTGGCTTTGGCAAATCCGACCAAAGCTACTGTCTTCATTTACACCACCACAACAGTGAATACCCCAGCCGCAGCCCCAATAAAATACAGGGTGGTAGTCTCAGTCAGGGACAAATCAAACCACTGCCACACAGAATCTACCAGGGGCATACCTAGAGTAAGATCAGTCTCAACAGCATTGCCTGTTTTGGTGCCAATAGCAACCGGCGCAGCACCCAAACCAATGCGACCAGCAGCACTGGCCGCTGGATAGATGCCAACCCGAGTTGCGTCTACCCACAAAGGTACAGACCCTGCTCCGGCAGACAACGTGAGTGTGATACTCTTTACACCTGGAATCAGACCTGGGCCAGCTGGGGATGGCGGGCCGGAACGCATTACAAATTTTGTCATATCAGCCTCCACATATACATCATTATACCGAACTCCCGTTCTATAAAGCAAGCAGACTTGCTTGGGCGGAGCAAGTCTGCAAAAGGCAATCTCTGATGATGGGAGGGCACCAGAGGTTAGTTATATTCTACGTCATATAGAACAAAAAGTCAAGTATCCTTAGAAGTAGCAACTACTTTGCCTTGAGTTCGAAGGCCGGAACCAGCCGATAGTCAGGAATGACCATAATTTTGTCCCGATCCGCAATTATTTTCTTGGCACGGGACATCCGGCGCCGCCTTCCCTGCAAATCCCAGGTTATCAGCTTGCGCGTGAAGCTCATTTCACGTGGATGGCCAGTAAAAATGGACTCGATTTGCGCCGGGGTCAGTACAACTACAACTTCCAACGTCTTTTCACTTTTCTTTTGCATATTTACCACCTAAACATAGATCACACGTGCAGATTGGTGATTGATTAGCCGCATGTTCAGCATTTTTTGACGCAAAGCCCAGATCAACCAATGCCACGTATGTAATTGGGCGATCATCAAGGGCATGAAATCGCCGAGATCGCAAATTTGTGTAGCCTCGTACCCGTCCATGGCGATTATTGATGATGGTGCGGGCCTCAGAAAGGGTTTTTGCATGGAGAAAGTACACATAATCATCCCCACGATACCAAACCATGAAGGCCGGGACAGTGACAGTACCCGGTTTGGCGTATGCTCGCTTAGTCTTTATGTCCATTTTGCCCCAAAAAGTCGATCAAAATGCAAATACACTTGTAAATCCAGCAAACAACAAAAACAAACACAGCAACATGGAACCAAGCCGCCCAAATTTCAGACTCACTCATTGTCTTTTTCCTCCACCAAGGGGTTCAGAAGGGCTAAAACCTCTTCGGCCATCTCGGTAAACTCGGCACACATTTCCACGGGAGACACCGGAAAGTCATGTGACAGATAATCAGACACCACAGCGTTGGCTTTGCGCACGTTTTCATCCACAGTTGTAAAACTGATCCTGGGTGTAAATTGAGTATCTTGTATCAGATGAACATAATCAGGCGGGATAAACCACAAACGTATCACGTGCCCAAGATCCTGGGCCGAATTGAACTCAAAGTTGTTGTCTATGCCACATTCAACCTTGAGACATACTCTACCATTCTTCAAGAAACTGGCAAAAACATGGTAGTTGACATCCACATAACAACGAAAGCCAATCATTTCAATATCCTTTCCACCTGTTCATAGGTAAAAACCAGTTTTCCATAATGTAGACCAACCCGCAAGACATACTCGGGTATAGCCATGTTCCAGCGGACAGGTTTGAACTGCTCGGATTCCAACCAGTTCACACTAATTCCTAATTCTGGAACCAATTCACTGTGGACAACTGTGACACCAGGTACATCCGCGACCGGAAATGTTGGGTACTCAAAGGTGGACAAGACCATGAAACCAATCCGATCTGTGTTGGCAGTGTACTCAAGGGTAAGTTCTTTGTGTATCTTCAAGCATGACCTTCTTTGAGTTTTTCCACACGCTCTCGCAAGAAATCTAACCGCCGGAGATGGCAGTACGGGCAATAGACTTCATGTTCTCAATCGTATTACCTGCGTGAGTAAGCGGATCACGACTAAATGCACCCTCACCCCGTGATATTTCAACCAGCGCCTCTTGCAACGCCTCCGCCCGTTTCAGTGCTGCGGCAAGATCGGCTTCAGCTTTATTCGCGCGCTCGACCTCAATAAATCCAGCCGCCTGTAAACGCTCGATCTCATCCAGTAGATCGGGAAGAACGTTGCGAGCGGCACAAATATAATCACGGTTGGCTTCACTTGTTGGGCCATTACCCGTTACCGCTGGAACACGTATTTCGTCCTCATCCAATCCGTCTTCACCAAACTTTCCAGCTCCAACCATGTGAATTGTTTTATTGTCTGGATAATGCATACCAAGTTTTGCTGTCCATTCCATTAATTTTTTGACTGTTTTTTCCTCGTGAACAGCCAAAAACCACGGTCGCGGTGTAGCCTTCTTCTCCAACTCTCGCAGTCGTGCGATTTCTTCAGAGATTATCATTTCACGCCTCCATTCGCATCAAACGCATAAATTCTCACATATCCATCTGAGAACATGATCCTGCACGGCTCTTTTCTATCTCTGTGCATCGCCTTATGTCTGGCAATCCCGAGACGATGAAAATATTTTCTACATCTAAAGCAGTAACAGTCTTTCTCGGTCATCCCTCACCGCCTTTCACAGCTTCGTAGGTTTTCTCGAATATGTCCGGTTTGCATAGGTAAAATTCGCCGTTTACACCTCGGATAATCCAATCACCATCCCCAGCAATCATCACACCTTCTAAAGTTGGTATTCGTAACTGCACCAAACCATCGTCGCACTTATATCGTGTGATTTTTGCCCGGCATGCGATTTCGTCTATGGAATGCTCTGACAACTGCATGGCTTCAACTACAACGGGCTGTTTCCTGAACTTCATTTCACACCACCTTTCAAACTATTCCATTGCGTAAAAGCATTTAGAGTGCCTTCTAATTCTGCAGGTGAACTTGTCGTCACCCTTACGCGCCAGTAGATCAACATACTCTTAATGGATGCACTGTGCGGATCGTTCTTTAGCGTCATAATGATCGACCAGGACACTCTCTTCTCCTTTTGCCAAAGTAACAGTTACTTCAAATCTCCAGCCGGTTCAATATAATTTGGACTGCAAGCAATAACTTGTGCACTTTGTCCCGCTGGATCTGGATTGCTTGAGAAAGATCGCAGACAGCCACTCTCGAAACTTTCTCAGCATTGGGATTCTCTTCCTCGTGCAGCCCAAGGATCGAATTCAAACGTTCAGCCAGAATTCCAATGTTCGAGCTCAGATCAGCCACTTCCACTTCTAATTCCTTCAACTGCACCTGCACATCACCAACTCTTTCTTCCATTTTCTTTTTCTCCTCTGCCCTACGAATTAGCTTCCCAACCCACTCGATCTGTGCTTCTATCTCAGCTTCGCCGGGAAGATCGATCCACTTCATCATCATAACAACTCATTCGATCTTTGCATTAGTTTCGGATTAGAATTTTTGTAAAACAAAATGAAAGTGAATCCATCTGCCCTCACACAATACCAGACAACACAATACACTACAGCACCCTACCCCACATAACAATACACCGCGCAACCTTCCACTTAGTCTTAGACGCATCGTTTAGCCGTCATGGTTTCGATAATTACACTTATCGAAACCATAACGCACGCCCCAGCCCGATCACCCCTCGAATTGTGCACAATTTTTTAGCCGTGAAATAGAACATTTGTCCTGGAACATATGGTCGAGAATAATCTAAGCTTATCCTCACCTATCATTCGTGTAGTAGAATGTAAACAAATTCAACCATTGAATATTGGCATGTTAATAAATGTTCGGATATGCGCATTGTTCCATTCATTATAATGGGATAAGTCTGGGATGAGAATGAGATAAGAGCAGAGGCTGAATTCAGCTACACGCATAGAACATTACCTGAAAAGAAGATGAGTTCGATTATGAGAAAATGCTAATGTTATTCTCATCTGGCGCTCAGATTGGATCGGGACAATGGTGGCATCGGTCGCAATTCGGCGGTCGTGTCACACCCAGAAAGGGGTAATATCATGGCACAAACTGTAAAACCTTCGGCGCGTGATAATCTCAAGATCTCTGTCGTTGGTACTAAGGTCACTCTGGAATTCGAGACTGATCCGACCAAAGTTACTCTGGTCAAGTCCAAAGGTGAAAAGGGCAATATGCTTCTCGTGTCCGCCAGCTTGTACCAGGCGCTCGCAGACCTGGGCTACACCGGCAACCTCAACATCTGGAAACGCTAGTCTTACTCCCACAGGCCAGCCCCTGGAAAGGCTGGCCATTTTTGCGCTTGCTTCTCGCCTGTGTATTACCAGAAAGGATTATTACCATGCGATTCAACGGTACTGCCGCTGATGCTATTCTCTCCGCCCGCTTCCCGCGCCTGGGTAAACCCCAGGCTACACATGTACAACGCTTGTATAACCGCGTTGTCCTTCAGGCTAAGATGCCTACCAAGATTGGCAGCTTGACTGTTCAGGTGCGCATCTGGCCAGATGAGACCGAACTTGCCCAGCTTGACGTGAAACCATAACTCAGCCACGCTTTCCTCAGCCCGTACTTGCTACGGGCTGTTTGCGTTTACCGAAAGGACTGCCATGACTGACAGCAAGAGAATGTACTCCGCTTATACTTCCATCCTGATCCATAACCCGACACACCTAACCGCGCTTCATGCCAGATTGTTCTTGCTGATTCACGGTGACTTCGGTAACACTTATCAGTTGTATGCCCGCCTGATATGCCAAGGCAGTCCTCGTGACCAAGCTAGAAAGATCGTCAGTATTGCCGAGCGTCTTTTGGTAGATCTCGCCAACCCAGCCTGCTGAAGTGAACTGATCCGGCTGTTGGCTCTTAGCGTACTACACCACCCCACCCAAAGCAAAAATGAAAATTTTCTAATCTGTTTCTAAAGTTATTCTCATTTTGCCGCGCTAAAATGTAACAAATCAATCGCAATCGGAAAGGCTGCTGACATAGAAGCGAAGTAACTGTTACTTTGGAGGACACATGAAATACCTCTATATATTCTGGCTGAGCCAGAAACATTTCACCGCTGGTACATCTGAATCCAGCCCGCTGTCTGGTCAAACTTGCACAATAGAACAAGCACACCGTCGGGCAAAATATCTGCTATCACTGCACCCAGGCACCAACTGTATAAACTTCAAACGTGCTGATACTGGACGCAAAACTTACCAAGTTACACAGGAGGAACATGAACTTGAAACTGCTCATCTGTAAACTGTTCAAGCATTACTGGCAGCCGCACAAACAACGGCACGGTCACTATTACAAGATCGTTTGTGCCCGCTGTGGCACACCGTATAGGAAGGGAGAATGATATGAACATATTCGACAAGCACCAGCTACGTATAGCCAAGGACACACTTAGAATGAATGATGTTGCTGTGAAAATCCTGGGCGGGATGACCAAAGAAGAAGCTGTCAAAGTGATCAAACGCCTGGAACCCAGATCGAAACTGCTGAAAGGAAACTAACATGCATGAAAAATGGATCGTGTTTCATGCTATGTACGATGTTGATTTTGTGGTCGATGCTTTGGTTTTCATACCCGCCCGTAAAGAACTTCTCACTTGCCTGGATGGACTGCAAACCACCATCCAGGATCACAAGATAGCCCACATAGATTGGGATACGGATATAAGCTATGTGATCGAAGTAATTGATGAGGATGAACGCCTGTCTGCTTTGTTGGAACGCTTTGAGAACATCAGCCTGAACGGGCGTGAGATCATCGCCTCTGACATAACCACAGAAGAACTTGCAGAGCTAGAATACTTCAATGAATTTCGCTACCGTGACGCCCACCTGCAATTGAATGGGTTTGATTGGCTGGATGTGGTTGTCCAATTCGATGAAGCCAATATGTACCTAGTGGATCTGTGCGGCTATCGTCTGGATGCTCTGCTTCAAGTATTGTCAGAGCAAGATTAAAATTTTCTAATTTGATTCTCATTAGAAACTCATAAATCCGAGCGATAATAAATTGCAACCAATTAGTATCAGAAAGGACATGAGACATGGCTACTCTTCCCCACATTTGGAACTATGGTAACTATTCGTCCAGCAATTACGGCGCCCATACTCTGGCTGTAGAGATAGGAATGTTACGCCTGTATTTCAGCTACGATTCAGTGATCGCATTCAAATCACCCAAGCACGGCATTGTGGTTAGTAAGAATGTTTGGGGCACCACTACCGGTAAGCGCCTGAACTGGATCGAAGATGATCACAAACAGCGGGTTCCGCCCTACCAGTTTGAAGACCTGCTGAAGGATGCCATCAGAGATTTGAAAGGAGAACAAGATGACTGATAAACCCACAGAATTTGCACTTGACCTTTACGCACCTGACCTGGCCGATGAAGAAGACAAGAAGATCACTCCAAAGCTCGAGCTGTTCATCTATTGGAGTGAGGACGGCACTCCGATTCTGGAACTCGACACGTCCCGGCTTGATTGTGACCCGGACAGGTCTCCCATACTGCGGATATATCTAAACGATGATGTGATCTATGAGAACCCACCGTTCAAACCGGAGGAATGATGAACTATCCATTCGTATGCAAACGATTCAAGAATAACATGTGGCACTATCTGGGAATAGTCTATGCAAAAGACTTGAACTCTGCTTGGATCAAGGCAACAGAAAAATTCTGTTGTGTGGATAATGTGTGGGATTTATATACACTGGACTAGAGGAGGAATGATGTACAACTTCTATCATATTGAAGAATACAAAGGTTACTGCCTGACTATCGAGCAGGATGACAATCCAGAAGATCCCCGGCAGTGGGACAATGTAGGTGTGATGGTTACAGATCACCCCCGCTATCTTCTGGGCGACCGGCGCATTGGAGATAAACCACGAGTGCCCTACCTTGATACACCGTCTGGATTTATGCACTGGTTGGAAGCTCAATCTAAGCTCGGCCAGCTGCTGTATCTACCCTTGTATCTACATGATCACAGTGTCTTATCCATGAGCACTGGATCATTCATTGGTCGTGCTCAACATGCAGAATGGGATAGCGGGTTGGTTGGCTTCATCTATGTCACCAGGGAGAAAATTCAAAGAGAATTTGGCTGGAAATTGCTGACATCCAAGCGTAAAGAGTTTATCCTGGGTATCATGCGGGAAGAAGTGGCAGTTTACAGCAAATACATCAGCGGTGAATGCTACGTCTGGGTGGCATGGACTGGCAACCCGGAAACAAATCCAACCGCCGTCAGAATTGACAGTGTCTGGGGTTACTTCGATCTGGATTACGCCATTCAGGAAGCCAAGGCAACCATTGATTGCTATGTAGAGAGAGAAAAAAAACACGGGCTTCAACTCATCCTGCCCGGAACTGAAGACTATCTAGTGCAGGAAGCACAGATCATTCAGGAGAAACTGAAATGAAACGCACCATTGAAATCACCAGAAAGAACCGTAACATCGGTTGGGGCTGGCAATGTTGGACGCCCGAACATCCTGAGCCACCTGCCAAACCAGACTACACTGGCACTGTCAAGACCATAATTCGTGCTATTGCCAACGACCGCACATTTCAGTCGTTGGGCGGAACCTACTACACAACTCAATGGTTCATCAAGCTGGATGGTCACTGGTATCCATTCGAGTGGGATGCAGGATACCCGGATTGGTTGTACCAGCCCTACGCACGTGATCCATGGGGTAATGCAGTGTACTTGTATGACGGTATCTATGTTGAAATAGAGGAGTAAACAATGAGCAAAAGAATAATCATATCAGTTTTGGGCGGCGTTGCTGAAGTGATCAGCAACCCAGATGAATTGGAAGTCGTCATCCTCGATTTCGACAACGGCGATAGTGCTTGCATACAGTGTGGCGAGGAAATCGCCGACCAATTTGTGTGTCCATTTTGTGGCAGAGATCAGGAGGAATGAACTATGGGCTACCTACCACCTTATGTCCATCCCACCAGTCCCATACCACGACCTGTCTATACACTGTGGTCAGTGCTGGAAGAACTACACTACACCCCTATGAAATTGATGTGGGTGGGTGGTCGCATCAGTAAGCAGTTCGGATATTACATACCGGCAGTCATCAGCTATTTACCAGGAATACAGCACCGGCTGGCTATTGACTTCTCCGGTCACAACGGAACCTGGGTATCTGGTAATCGTAAACGCTCTCTTGCCTGTGCGAACCTGGGCATGGAGTACATGACCCTCCAGCGCAAGGCTTCACGCGCTGAGATGATGAGTGATATCGGCGCCATGATCTCACAACTCAAAAGGCAACAGGAAGGAGAAAACAAATGACTTACAACGTTACCAATTTGTTTGGCTCGGTCATCAAAAGCATGTTCAATCTGTTCATCAAGATGAATGAAACTTTCGAAACTCCCGATGCAGTCAACAAAGCCGTACCCGTTATCATCCTGCTCGTGCAGGAAATGGCACTGCAAGGTATTCGCCACAACGAAAAGCGGGAGATCACACAGGCCGACGCTGAACAAGTCGCAAATTCCACACGTGATTTGCAAGCCAACCCAATGGCATTTGGTCTGATGTATATCAGCGTTCAGGTTGGCTACCTGTATGCCAAGCACCCGAATGAATTACAGCTGATCATCGAACAGAATGAAGCCGCGCTCAAAGAAAGGGATAAACATAATGTCAAACTCTAAGACTTTCGTGATCTTTCGCAAGTGGAAGAACGATGGCATCATTGCCCTCTTCCCCAACGAACCCGATGACATACAAGGTAGATATTGTATGAGCTATGAGCATGTCGGACAGCATGGTGGAGCAGACTATACTAGTGTTATTGCCGTCACCAAACAGGCAACACCGGATGAGTATGCCAACCTGGAGGCTGAATTGGAAAGCATCGGCTATATTTTGGAAGTACGTATGCGGAGATCAAGATGATAACACAAGAAGAATACCTCGAGAACAGTGCACACTGTCTATATTGTGGCTCAGAAAATACGGATGCCGGTAGTTATGAAGCCGATGGAAATGAAATCCATCAGGACGTGCGCTGCAAAAACTGTGGCGGAACGTGGACTGATACGTACAAGCTTACATGTTTCTCCGCTACAAAAATACCACCCGTGCAACTTGATGCCCACTGGGTTGTAAAAATCGGCACTTTTGGTGACGATGGCCGACAACAAATCAGAGTCGCCAATGAAAATGATGTCCTGAAAGGTGACGCTTTCATCGGCTTGTACCAATACAATCTCATGGAAGGCATATTGGAATGGATCTCAAACTACGAAGATGAGGACGAGTTGTTCAGGAATACTGGCATAAGTGCAGTCAATTTAGTTGGATTTGGAACATATTCAAGAGGAGGAAAAACAAATGGCTAAAATGATCTCGATCACTGTGACAATTGAAGAAGCCGAAACTTGGAAAGAAAGTATCGGCTCCATTGTCGAACTCATAACCAATGCCCTGAATGGCGAGGGCATCACAGTTCACCATGTGGAAACGGATGAACTGGAAGTCGAGAACTAACCCATCATGCCACCACCCGGCGGCATCATCCCACCAGGCGGAGGTGGAGGAGTTCCTCTGCCGCGCCCGGCACCAAGTTCGGCAACCAGTTCGTTCAGGTCAATTCCAAACTTGTCAGCCAGTGCTTTGGCTCTTTGTAACACGGTCATAATTGCAGCCCGCACTTGCTCGGGAGAACTACCGCCTTCGCCACCTTGAGCGGCGGCAGGTGGGGAGCCGGGCGGCATCGGATTGGGAGCACTTCCACCCATCGGCATTCCACCAGGCATCGGCATCGGTTTCTTAGCGACCATATTGTAACCTCCGTTTCCTCTATTCTAACAGAAAAGATGCACTAATGACAACTACAAAATCACACACGAACTTCTCTTTGACCCTACATGGTGTGTCGGTTGAACGAGCCACCCAGCTCAGCTCGTATCTTGAAGAGAGCAAGGAGAATGAGATGATCGAACCTGAACTTGGTAAATGGTATAAGCACCTGTTCTCACCGGCCTATGCTAATGTAGTACGCATCAACGTTGCAACGGTGAAGATGCACTTCGACAACGGCTTTGAGACCCTGGTGTTGAAACATGAATTCAATCAGCAATTCACCATCACTCCCAAATCCGAAAAGATGAACTCAAAGGAGAAATGAAATGAGTCACGAATTATTTGGTAACAAATTTATGGCCAGAGCCCAACCAGGTTGGCACAATCTGGGTACGGTATTTCCCAAAGAGCGCAAGATCACCCTGGTCGAAGCCGCATTCGAAAGCGGCATTGCCTACGACACCCGGCTGGTTCCGGTCTATGCGGAAACCAAAGATGGCATGATACCTGTGCCAGATCGTATGGCAGTCATCCGCGAACCACAGAACGGCGAGAAGCACTGGCAACCATTGGATGTGGTCGGAAAGAATTACAAGCTGGTTACGAATTTGTCCGTGGCCCAGACTTTCAATGACCTCAGCCAGATCTACCCGGTTGAAACCATCGGCGCCCTGGGCAACGGGGAGCGCATGTTCGCTGCTCTGGATGCCGGTATGGTAGATATCAAAGGTGACACCATACACCAATACTTCACTCTATACGATGAGAAGACGGGCAGATCAGCCACCAAGATTTACTACACCCCTGTCCGCACGGTGTGTAACAACACCCTGCGCATGGGTATTGCCCAAGCCACACTTACCATGAATGTGGCACACACTACCGGCAACATGCTCAGATTGGAAAAGGTTGCCAGCATTGCACTGGAAATGAACAAGCGCATGGAAACAGTCAACCAGCTGTTTGGTGTCATGGCTGTTTCACCCTTCGATCTGGATGATTTCAAACGGGCACTGCTACAAATCTATGCCCCTCCGCCCAAGCCTGAAGATCTTACAGTCATTGATGTGTCCGAAGAGTTTGCCAACCTGGAAGATTCCAAGCGGCAGCACCGGGAAGCAGCTGAAGAATTGTTTCTCAAGTGGAATGACGAGCAACCGAAGCTGGCCAATACCCAATGGGGTGCGTGGAATGCAGTAGTGGAATTGGAAGATTGGAAACCAGGTCGTGGCTCTGGTCAGTTCTCATCTGCCCTGTTGGGTGAGCGGGCATTGGTGAAACAATTGGCCTTTGATGTGATCAGAGGGAAGTAACCATGCAACCAAAATCACTGGAAGAACTCAGCAAGACAATTTCCACTGCACCCGAACATTATATGTACCATTCATACAGCGCAGCTGATCTGGCTGATGCCATTGCTCGGGCATGGTAGGCTATGTATGAGGTAAAGTAACGGTTACTTCAATCCCGTACAGAGAAACCAGCACTGCCCGCGCCTCGTGCAACCGATCATGCCAGCGGGCAGTGCCTTCCAGATGAACCAGGTCGTGACAGTAGCCGCAAAGCGGTACCCTATTATCAAATTCCCACCAATCAGCAGACCTTTTGGACTTTGGTTCGATCTCGTGAATGGTAACAGCCTTACCAAAACACATGGCGCATGTACAATTATACAGTTCCAGCAGAGCCGCTGGACTTAGTTCTTTTGGTGCCGTATGTGATCTTGCCATACCATCCTGCGCAGGTAATAAGTTCCATCATCCAGCGGAACAGCGTCAAACCGCAGTGGCTTACGCTCATGGTAAATCCAATACACCGCCGCCGCCACACCCATGCAACCAATGGGCGGCGCACCATAGATGACTCGCCTGTAAGCATCGTCCAGGGTAATCTGATCATATTCAATGACTTGTATATCCGGCATCTTGCGCTTGAACCAGGAAGTAATGTTGGGATATTGGGGATTGGAACAGATGACAGGACGATCATGCACCAATCCAACTCCTCGGCGCAGTAGGGGCAAAGCCCCAGGGATCGCCGCCAAAGCATAGTAATAGGCCTGGCGTGAAAAAGGTTTACCAGTGCGCCGATTGTATATACCAAGACGTTCCATCTCCCGGCTCAAGGCGGCCATAGTCGCCTCACCAGAAGCCGCCGCCAGACGCCGATAAACAACCAAAAGGAAATCAGAATCTATTCTCAGCCAGGATATCTTCTTATCCATAGTGCTCTCCTCTCTAACTACAAACTATAGCTAAAGGAATGTTACATCAGAAGAAATTGTTTTTTGTATTTTGACACAGTTCGACCATCGAAATGGTCGGCTCAGTAAAATAAAAGAAAGTTTTCACTTTCTTGTCCGAATCTACTAAGGCTTTTGTCAATCTTGAAAATTGACAGAGGCGCAAGTGCCCTCCCATGATGCCCACCTCTGGTTACTCTACCCGCGTAGAGTACCAATTGCCTTTTCGTATAGGGCGGTAGCTGGCTCTGATGTCCAGCATCATCCTTGTTTGTCGCTCACCAACTGGGCTGTGTCAAGTAAATGTGGGCAAATCAGGTGGCCAATTTGCCGTTGCAATTCATAGTTTCATCATAGCAAAATTGAAATTGTTTGTCAAGATGGCTACCAGAACTCTAATCTGAATTTAATGTAGAGGACAAATTTTGTGGTAAGATAATTTTGTGATCGGCTGTGTCCCGATCCCTCCTTTCTGGTCTTGGGGGAGTTGCCTTGTGCCCATCCCAGCTCCCCCAACCAACTCATAGTTCCTGACAATTTGATAGGGTGATCATGGATCATAAACAGATAAGCTATAACCAGGAAAAGTTGCGCATCGAGTTTCACTTTCCTTTTTCTATGGGTATGAAGAACAAGATCAAAGCCCTACCGGATGCCCGCTTTGATGGGGAAGCTCGTTTGTGGTGGCTACCGGCATCTGAATATTCTGCTAAAATGAGTGTCAAATTCGGTAAGGAGTATGGGTTTCTGATTGACAAACCTGTACTGGATCTGGGTAAGGATCCAATATTTTCCAAGTCCAATCTGGTAAGAAGTAAGATGTATCCTTTCCAGATAAAGGCATTGGATTTTCTGCACAACACTAACGGCAGAGCCATCATAGCAGATGAGATGGGCCTGGGAAAACTCCAGCCCATTGATAGCCAGGTGCTCACACCTTACGGCTGGAGAATGATAGGTGAAATAAAAATTGGAGATCACGTAATAGGTTCTGATGGGCAGCCACACAGAGTAACAGGTGTCTTTCCTCAAGGAAAGAAAGATGTATATCGTGTAACCTTTAGTGACAATAGTTCAGTAGAGTCCGGGCTTGAGCACTTGTGGACTGTGCGCTATAGAATGGGCGGGGATCATTGGGAAGAGTTAGTTCTTACCACTGAACAACTCAAAAATCTTCCTTGTATAATTCAATCTAAAACTAAGAAATCCTTGAACCTATCCAAGACTGCATTGTATCTACCTATGCTTACTGCTCCAGTTGAGTTCGCAACCGTTGCACTTCCTATTCCTCCCTATACTTTAGGATACTTGCTTGCAAGTGGTAATCTCACTCAGTCCTCTGTGGTAGCCAGCACACACTCAGATGACGTTGATCAAATTAGATCACAGATGATGCAAGAAGGAATGGATTGCTCATATAGTAAATCATACACTGGAAAGGCATCACGCTTTTGGGTTCGCGGTTTGATTGGTATGATACAGCATCTTGGATTAGATATACTCAGTGCAAACAAATTCATACCCGATATTTATTTATTGGCATCACCCTCCCAACGTGTTTCTTTATTACATGGTCTCATGGATGGTGGCGGATCTGTATCTCTAACTCGTAACAAAGTAATTTATCATTCTATCAGCCATAAACTTGCGTTAGGAGTTCAGGAACTGGTTGAGGAATTAGGCGGGGTGGCATCTGTAAATACTTATGATAGAGCAGGAGAAGATAAGCCTGTTGAATATCAAATCAGAATGCGCCTTCCTGAATGGGTATTGCCCTTCACGGTTGAACGCAAAGCGATCAGATATGTGCCTGGCTCTCATGCAAGACCAACTAGAACTATGAAGTCAGTAGAGTTCTCAAGAAATGTAGCGAGTGTGTGTATTTCTGTAGATAGTGAAGATCATTTGTATGTCACTGAACATGCCATACTCACTCATAATACCATCGAGGCTCTGGGTTACATACAAGAACGGGGCTTTCACAGTATCTTGATTGTTTCTCCGGCTTCGGTTACTTATAAGTGGCAAGACGAAATCAATAATTGGATTGGAGAGGATAGCGCAGTGGTTACTTCATCCTCTGAACCCCTACCCAACGCGAAATTTACTATTATGTCTTATGCGATCTTTACTCGTAAAATTGAAAGCATACGGGCACGTGGTTATCAGTTGTCTTTATTTGATGAGAGTCACGCTCTCGCCAACAAGGACTCTCAGCGCACACGCGCAGCCAAGTCCTTGAATACGCCCTATTTCCTTGGGCTTTCCGGTACCCCATTCCTGAACCGTCCCATTGAATTGTTTCCCCAGTTGAATATCATATCTCCCGGCAGGTGGAATTCTTATTGGAAGTATGCCATTACCTACTGTGGCGCCTATAAAAGCAGGTGGGGTTGGGATGTCAGTGGCGCTTCACATTTGAAGGAACTGAAGCAAGAACTGGCGCCCTACTTCCTTCGCCGCACGAAGCAAGAAGTCATGTCTGAACTCCCATCTATGACACGGGTAAATATTCCTGTGGACTACGATAAGCTGTTTGCCCGAGATTACAATGAGGCACTCACAGATGCACGGCGGCAGGTGCAGGAAAATCGCAAGGCTTCCAAGTTGGAATTGGTTGCTAAACTGCGGCAGATTATTGGTCACATGAAGGTTGGGCCTGCAGTTGAGCTGGCCGAGAATGTGCTGGTCTCCAAACAAAAGGTTGTGTTGTTTGCCCATCACAAAGCAGTAGTAGCCACCTTGGTTGAAAAGCTCAAGCACTTCGGCGTGATCACCATAGTAGGTGACACCCCACAGCACGAGCGATCCGATAATGTATTCGCATTCTTGCACGATCCACAAGTAAGGGTGGCAATTATCTCTCAGGCGGGCGGCGAAGGTATTGATTTATTTTCAGCGGACACTCTCATCTTTGTGGAGCGCGAGTGGAATCCGGGAAAGGAGGGACAGATCGAAGCCAGACTACATCGTATTGGCCAGCAGTCCAATGTAGAGATCATCTACCTGGTTGCCCGGCACACCATGGACGAGCGTGTTCACAAACTCATAGAAACCAAGCGTGAAATCTTTGGCCAGCTTATCTCAATTGATGACATTCCTGTCATGGATTTACTGGAGATCTAATGTCAAAAGAACCGTCTCTAACCTATGACCCCAACACGGTTATCAATCCAATATTCCCGGAGCAGCAAGTTATCCTTGCACCCACGGCGCACATACGTCTGGACACCAAAGATCCGACCAAGCTGAAACTCAGGCTACCAGTGCAACAAATGATGCCGGATCGCACCCAATACAAACCGTATTCTGTGATGTACGGTGGCGGTTTGTATGTCGAAGTAACAGTTACTTTGGCAGAGGTTGTGGAATTCGACTCCGTCTATGTCGTTCTCACCCCAGAAGGCATTGCGCATGTGGCTGATCAGTTGGCAACTGTATTGGATACAATGCACGATGAGTTCCGAAATAAGCCTCGAACTTTCTAACCGTGCCCATTCCTATCAAAGGCTTCAAGATTGTGCCGGGCGAAATCTGTCAGCTATGTGGTGGACAGGTAGTCGAGCGCATCAATAGCCTAACAAGTGAGCCATTCCGGGGTTGCATACGCTATCCAAAATGTACCTATCTTCTCGACTTGATTGATGAAGAAGAAGAAGTTGAGGATCAATTTGACCGGAACGTACGGTCTATCATCCGGGATATTCGCGACATACACACACAATGAATCCCTCTATCAATTACACTCTGAAGGAGATTTGAAATGCCTGTACCTACTAAACAAGGTGGAAAGGGACGCTCTGGTGTAGCCACAGTGTCTATCGTTGGTGAGAAAGTCAATGTAATCTTTGAAGACAACAACCAAGCCATCACTGTTTTGTTGGCTGACGCACCGGATTACATCAAGAACGGGCGCCAAGCTATCACTTTGAACACAAGCAACACTGAAATCTATGGTGCTCGGCCAGTCAATGGAACACACCGTTGTGTGTTTGCTGGTTTTGCCGCCAAAGAAAACGAACCTCCTACCATTCGTGAGGTGGCTGCCCGTTCCGGTATTAGCTCAGCAAACAAAAAGTATTCGATCAAAGCCCACCTGGAATTCACCGCCCTGTTTGACATCACCGCTGGTAAATGGAAGAATTATCGGCTGGTATACAACCTGACGTATGGCTTCGAGAAGTATTCTCCGCCTACCATTGACGGATCAAACGATGAAGCTTGGGCAATTACACTGGTTTATGGCGAGAAACTAGCTGAATTCCTTTCGCTGGGTGGCATGGACTTTGAGATTGATAGCATCCCTTGGTCAGACAACGTATTGGTATTCATTGAAAAGCTGCTGCTCTCCCGCAAACGTCCGCTGGCCATCTCACTCAATGAAAATGGCTGGGTGAAAAGCATCGGCGAAATTCCTGTCGAAGATGATGACGAGGAAGTTGAAGCACCAAATCTGCAACCCGATCCTGACACGGGTGAAGTGCCTGTTGAGGGTGATGAAGAGGCAAAACTAAATGCCAAGTACGCGGCAGAACTGGCCAAGATCAAGAAGGCCAAAGCCGAGGAAGTAGAAGCAGCCAAGGTTGAGGCCAAAAAGATTGTTGCAGAACTCACCGGACAGGACGTTGAAGCGCCAAAGACCAAGAAGAAACAGGCGTCTGCTCCGACTATATTAGACATGCTAGCAAATCAGGCCAAAGCCGGGGACACAGATGCACTAAAGATGTTGACTTCTTTGGCTGTCAATAACGAACAGGCCAAAGAAAAATTGGAAGAGATCACAAATTCGTAGCATGAAGGATGGGCCAACATGGATCTGAGAAGTGTTGTTTCTCGCTTGGAGCACGTCAAGGAATATGAAAAATACTATTCAGCGTTGTGTGTTTTCCATCACGACACCAGCCCATCCATGTTGGTCTATAAAGATGGGTGGTTCAGGTGTCTATCCTGTGGTCGCAGTGGAGATCTGTATGTGTTGGATCGCAAGCTGCGTGGGTGGACACCACCATCCATGTTATACAACACAGAGTCAACGGACTGGAAGCCACCCACTGGTGCCAGCGATCCAGTCAAGTTCGTTTTTGATGCCCACCACATGCTTTCAAAATACACCGAAAGTCTGGGCTGGTATCTAAGAATGCGCGGCTTGGAGTGCAGGATTGAAGGACAGAAGTTGGGATGGCATAATGGGTGGTATGTCATCCCAACTTTTTCTGCTGATGATAATCTAACTGGTTACATATTACGTGCCGGTCAGCATGTGCAAGAAGCCACCGGCGCCCGGTATGTGACACATTCTACGTCCAGTCTTTATGTGCCGGACTGGTACCTGTATCTGACCGGTGAATACTTGGTGGTTACATTCGGTGTGTTGGATGCACTCACTCTAACTGAACTCAGGATACCAGCAGTGTCCTCTGTATGGGGTATGACGTTGCGGTTGGAAGATTTTGAGATGGTGCGCAAGCCTGTTATTTTCTTCCCGGATCAGGGTGAGGAGAAGGAAGCGATCAACTATTCCCGGCAGTTGGGATGGCGCGGCAAAATAGCCAAACCAAACTGGCCAGATGGCTGCAAAGATCCCAATGACTTGCACATGAAACAAATGGACAATGAGATTTTGAATGCGATTGCTGAAGCAAAATGAACAAGAACGATACCAGCGGACGTGCTCAAAAATATAGGTTCCGATACCAAGGAGGTGAAAGATGGGCAGGTCAATCCGAGATGACAAGGGCACAAGGAGAGAACTAATGGAAAGGACTAAGCAAGATGTATTTTATGCCCGTAGTGTGCGTTATATTGCGGTGCGCGGATACCTCAACAACGGTGATCTTACCGAGGAAGAAGCCAAAGAAGTGTTGTCTGGTCGCTTGGATCCAAATGATCCAGACAC